AAAATCACCTCTTTCATTTATTTCCCGTGTCCAGAAATACACGGGCGTTTCATTACCCGAATCCCACGAGTCATAATAATTACCGTCAACAACGGCAATGACGTGACTTCCCGTTGCTAAAATAAATTCACCAACAGGATGATCCAAACAAAAATCCCTGACCGCATAGCAGTCAGGGCATGTATTTGGTATTACATATCTTTTGAAGCCATTCTTTCGGAGATAAGCACCCCATACTGGATTGGACGTAAGAATATCCTTAGCCTCAAATCCCTGCAACGAAACTTCAACATATGTTTTATCCCAGTCATATTTCATTATTTTTGAGATTGCGCGAATCACGCAATCTCCAACGGTTTTACCTAATGGGTTCGGATTATATGGCACGTAGCTCATATTCGAACCTCACATGATTATCTCAACTCAAATTTCCTATATTTTTCATAGAATGGTTTAGATTCTTCTCTTGAAAAAACCGCCGTAAGTTTTTTGTCCTCTTGACCAATATAGATATCCAACGGGGCAAGACCGTTTTTCCAATACAGATACATCTGCATAAAGTCTTTAATATAGACTACCTCGCCCTGGTTATATGGTTTTGGGGTAAAACTTGGTTTAATCATCCTTTTAAATCCTCATGTCGAAAAAAGCGAGACATCACTTACTCGGATATCTCGCCATCTTTCAACTCAATATCCTTATTCTTTTCGTAATAAAACTTATTTTTCTTCTTTTTCTGTTCCTCAACAGGCTTATTCTCGGCCACCGGCTTAGCTTCAACCGGAGCAGAACACAGCTCTGTTAAGAGCTTCTTGATGGAATCCTTATATCTGGAAAAATCTGTAACATTGTACTTCTTAACAACAGAACGTACCTTGTTTGCGTCAACCACACCCATGTTATAGGCAGATACGACGTTAAAAATTTCCATACAGGATTCTTCGTCATAGTTAAACATCCACTTTGGACGATTAGAAAAAGAGCCACAATGCGGACAATACTGATAAGTCTTACCACAACAAATACACTGTCTTTCGTAAGCCATTAGTAGTTCTCCCTTTCTCAAAGACGAAACGGCTTACCAACAACAGTAAGCGAATCATCATTCTTTGACTTTTCAAGCATCTCATTAAAATGCTCTTTGGTTACATATACAAATTTCTTTCCTTTATAGGGTTTATCCTTAGAAACACATTTGTATAACTGATAACTTCCGGTACTTTCCGGAAATAGGTTTGGATAATATCTTTCACACTCAAAACGACTAGAGAAATATACATCATCATCTACACAATAGATTGGTTTCATCTGACCGTTAGTAAACGGATATTTCTTCGCGCGAATAGATTTTGTTTCTTTATCTGCATTATAAAATGTTTTACATACACCACATTCAACACCTCTTTTTATATAATTACGAATAGTGGTTATTCCAACATCAAATCTTTTTACAATTTCAAAAGATGGAATGCCTTTATTCCAAAGTTCCCATACTTCCCTTACAATAGAACTGGAGGCAACTTCAGAACATTTATCCCAATCGATATCTTCCTCACAAAATCCAATAATCGTTGGAAGTTCAGACTTCATAACATGTTCTTTTATCCATTCTTTATTAGAATGAGAACAATCTATTACAACATAATGCGAGATGTTATTTTTAACGGCTAATTCTCTTTTAATCTCATCTCTATCGGATTGCATACTCAAATCCTGCATAGGAAATTGAAATCGACGATCTCCTAAGTAATGTTGCAATCCATTATTTTCAATTATTGTATTAAAATCCGGCAAATATTGATCGTACCTTCTCTTGCCGCTCCATGAGAAAAATTTTTCTACTTCATATGTAACGCCAACTTGACGCAATAATTCATTCATAAATTTGTTCGGATAACTAATACCGTCTCCGCAAACAGTGCAATGAAAGCCGTTACGAGATAGATTCTCAATAATTAGCTCTTTTGTTGAACCGCAAACCGGACATTTACACATAATTCGTTTGCCAGAATGATGAGAATATTTTTTTGCCTTTTCAACATCCAAAACATATTTTATGAGTTCTGGATGCATGTTATATAAACTTTTGTCATTTTTCATACGAATTATTTTATCCTCCTACAGATAAAACCTATTTATTAAAATAATAAAAGAGGGGCTAGGAAACCCCTCTTGTCAACACGGATAGCTACTCCGTGTCTATTTATTATTCTGTAACTTATTTATCAAACTGCTTAGTATCGTAATCGTCTGAATTTTCAGCAATTGCCAAATAATACAAGTTGTTTGCGGCACTGCAATAGTCCTTCAAGGCTATTGCGGAAAAATTTTGAACCGAGTCCGTCGCAACAGACCAATCAAAATCTGGAGACATCTGGAAACGTGGGAATACAATGTATAACGCACGTACAGTCTCCGGATCACAAATCTCAGAGCAAAGAACACGGAATGTTGCCTTGCACTCCTTCGGGAAAGAAGAACCATCCTGATCTACGCGAGCAGCAATCTGTCCTTCTGCAACCTGATACTCATACTTAACCTGAACCAAAGCGGTAGCGTCTGTAGGAAGAGTAAGAGTAGTAACGCCGCCTGCGGTAGCAATAGCATACTTACCAGGGCCAGCAGCGTCGTCCTTTGTATACTCTAATTCGGTATTTGGAATACCATTGTCAAAAGTACCATAAACAATTAAAGTGCCATCAATAGGAGTATCCGGAAGAGTGATTGGAGAATCACTTGCAGACACTTGCATAATACGAGGCATAACAACCTCAGTACCGGTCTTCTTTGTAGTACCCATCTGCATAGCTGCCAAGTTCATAGAGAATACTGCGTTTGCGCCAGAAACCTCAGCACTCTTAGATTGATAGAAACGCTTAATCAAAGCACCCTGAGAGTCAGTCTTATCCTTTGTTTCAGAAGTGTTAGAAATCTGAAAATCCTGAACATCGTCAAGAACACACAGCAATTGATTAAGCTTATTCTCAAACCAGCCATCTACAACACGGTCAATGACGAGCTTGTCAAAATTTAACTCATTTGCCATAGTTATTTTCCTTTCTTATATGTATTGTTAATAAGTTTTCTTTGTTTTGGCTTGTACTTCTCATCAGAGTAAGTCCAAGTCATATCTGTAGCCGAAATACCACTTGTATCAACAAAACCCGACATACTGCCTTGCATAAGAGCAACAGCAGATTTCTTGCCTTGTATTTGGGTAAATGACTTCAGTAATTGATAAAAAGTAAGGTCAAAAACAGTTTTGTAATCATAAGAAAACTCCTCGGTATTAACCAAGGAGACTATCATATCGAATATCAATGAATCGTTGTCTTCAGATTTTTGGCGCCTATTTCTGCGCTTACGATCATCCATAATAAGGATTTTCTTCGTAGCGCTATTGCCTGCCTTTTTGCCTGAATGCGAGAAACCAATCAGCTCTCGTAGAATGGCAACGAACCGCTTATATACGTCTTCATCAATGATAATTTCGCCATTGTATAAAACAATGTCTTTATCACCGGTGGCATTATCTGTCCGCTCCATTTCTTGAAACGAAGACAGATCTAAATCTCCAAGTACGCAACGAGTACTTTCCGGAGTGCATGTATGACACATCATTCTAAAGAACGTCCAATCATCTATTTGCATGAAATCTAAGCCAATATCGTCTAGCAATGATGGCATATCATAAGCGGAACAGCAGAGCTGCCAAAGGGCGCTAAAAAAATCGCCGTCAATCATTTCTCCAATTGGCGGCTGATATACTACAATTCCATCCGCAATTTCAATAGGTTTGCCCTGGAGCAATCGAAGCCTATCTGCTTGAGCCAGCACGAAGATTAAACTCCTTGCCATCTTTATTTGTAATGGAATTTGTAGTGATTTGTTCAAAGACGAGGGTGCGAGCAGAGTAGTTATTATCTACAACGCTCGGCTTGTCGGAGACGAGTTTCAACTGCGTTCCAAATATATTGGATCCGTTGTACTCGTCAATAAGCACAGCTGCAATTAAATCATGCCGTGCTACCCCGACTTCTGCTACATTGATATCATCGTTATGGCACAAGATATAAAATATTACCTGTTGATTTTTCATCACAGAGTTATATCTTGAGACCGATTCAAAAGATGTCTCAAAACACAGATAGTTTTTGACCGTTGTTTGTACGGGGCTTATAAGGTAGAACGGGAGAATATTGTCGCCAAAATAATCGTCATTCTCCGACTCCTTTTTTTCAAGCTCCTCATTGTGAAGGAGGTAGATTATCTTATTGTTCTCAAGTAACCTACGCTTAATCACTTCTTTATAGCGAATATCATCCTCGTTCGGAACTCTTTTCAGCTTTCGGAGATATTCAAGCTCTTCGTTAGAAATAACCATACAATACCTCCTTATAATCCTATTAAGTTCATATCAATCTGAGATGTGATTTCGCTTTCAGAAACATATTTAATTGTAATTATCTTGCCAATCAATGAATCATCATCGTTGGCCTTGATAGACACTTGGTTCTCTTCGGAAGTGGGAGAGAGTACGAACAAATCAGTTTTGTCTTCTCCGTCCATCCATACGGTCCAATTGCCAGGCTGAAAGTCAACTACCTGTTCATCGTTATCGTAAAAGGTAACGACGAACTTACGGCCAGAACCCCCAACCTTAATTTGATTATCCTGTTTCCCTTTGTAGGTAATAACAGAATGAATCTCAGGCGGCTTCGGAGCGTCCGGCTCTACTGGAATCACACCTTCTTTGAAATAATCACACCAAATGCCACGAGCAATTTGCTCGCCATTTTCGTCGACAACCATTTCAATATAGTCCGTGTGCTCGTTCCACTGATCTTGTGCCCAAGTAGTTCTTATTATTCCATGAACTGCCATATCTTCAACCTTAGAACACTTCCAACAAACCGGAACATCTCGAAGTTGAGAAATGGCAACGCGCTGGTCATAGAAGATTGTCTTTGTCTTATCGTTAAATGAAAACCATAGAACAGTTTGGTTCTCCGGATTCGTAAAAACATTGTCAGTCCAGAGACCGGAATTATAACTATTCTGACTTCTTCTCACGCACCACGACTCATACTTCTTTCCCTGATAAACCCACTGCGCCTTAAAATTACAAGGTAGTGCCAAGTAGGTAGGAAATTGATTTGCGTGGTCACGATATTCATCAACAACCAAATATCTACGATAAATCCCTTTACTATTTTGGTAATCAAAGTACAAACCAACCGGAAACTGTGCCCCAGTAGGTCTTTCAAATTTCCCCTTATAGTATGGAATATTGCACTCATAAGATGGCTTAAACTGAAGATGAAGTGGTTGTTCATCCTTGCTTAAAGAATTGTACTCCACCTCAAACAGTTTCACGTCTACCGGAATTTTTTCAATTCCGCTAGGATTTCGATAAGAAAACTTATCAAAATCAGTATCATGCTCCTGGTCATAAAAATAAGCAGTCTTGGCATTTATATCACTATACCAAGTTGCCTCAATAACCATATCTGAATCATCTTTATGAGCTTGTCCAATCGTTTTTGAACCAAGTATCTTTTTGTATTCACTAAAAGAAGGCATAATTACACCTCCTTTATGGTTTCGACCTTATTGCCGGCATCAAGTATCAATTTCCTGTATATCTTCCAGTCGAAGTCAGCCTTGCGATGCTCAATAAGAGCGGCGTCCAAAAGGCTCTGTATAGTTACTACTTCTTGCGGGCAACCTAAAAGGTCGTTAAAACCTCCAACAAGACGAAGCGCACTTTCGATAGCTTCGTCAATATTGACATTCTTATATTCGTCTGCTTTATTCGGATCTGCATATAACAGCAAGAAGAATATCTTCTTCCTAAGTCTTTTCTTCGTCTCAGAGATTTGGTCTCTCGTAAATTCACCATACCTATAGTTCATAATCTAACCTCCAAGATATCCGTTATATATATAACCTCTATCAGAAATCATATTACGAACAGCAAGGATAGCATCATTTTCGATATTCCTCAGCTCTGCTAAATGATTAGCCTGCGAATAGAATGATTGCTCTTTACCGCCAAAAAACTGAGCCGTATTAACGATACTATTCACCTGCGGATGAATCCACTCATAAACCATCTGCTTTGAAAAGACATTAATCACAAACTCTTTATCGATGTCGTCACTGACAGAACGAGCCATCAGCACGGTAAGTGTTTGCACTTCATCATCGTAAACAAAAGATGAGAACAATCTGCGAATATACATATTCCCAAAAGATTTATGCAGCCACTCAACCATCAAAGAGTTTGCACTGACTTCGTCAAGTGAAGCCAGTTTATAATCTGTCACATTCCCAAGAAAAGCACTGAATATTTCTTGATAATCTATAGTAATAGAGGCCATAATATACCTCCGTTAACTACTTCATATACAATGAAAGCTGTGTGCCAAGAGCTTCGTCGATCGCCTTAACCTTGCTGAAGGAATCGATCTCGCCATTCTGAATTGCAGTAGAAGCAATAGAGCGAAGAGACTGCTTTGCGCCCTCCGGAAGCTTCTCAATCTCACGAGCCATTTCAGACGCATCCAGCTTAAGAACTCCTCGAAGATCCATCATTGCATACTTCTCCTCGTAGAATGTCTTCAACTGTGGAAACTCAGCGATAAAGTCTTCATTCTCGATAATGAAGAATGGATTGTAAACGAAAGAACTCTTTGACTGAATAGCAGAAACAAGATCTCTGTATTCAACATCAATAAAATCTCCATACCCATTCCAAACGTATGTCATGCCGGACTTATCGCCAGTCATAAACAACTTGCCCTGACGAATAGAACGACAGGTAACACCTTCGTTTGCCGCGAATGACTTCTTCTCAGCCTTTGCCTTCTTTTCTGGCTTTGGCTCTGCCTTTACTTCAACTTCGGTTTCGGTTTCGATAACCTCTGGCTCAACAACTTTAGTTTCCTCGGCTTTAGCCGTTGTTTTTCTTGCCATATTTAATTACTCCTTTTAATCAAAAAATCAGAGGGCAGTAGCGACCACCCTCTGAATATCATGCAACTTACGGTAATGTCCAAATACCAATCTTGCGGCCAATCTCAACAGCCATACCCATCTTTCTCTGAGCCTCGTGAGTCATCAGATCAGATGTGTAATCTCCACGCTCGGTATTCTCAACGATAACAGTATCTCCCTCATCGACCATCTTGATGAACTTTCCTTCGTCGCCAACAACAGGAAGGATAAGTAACAACTTAGGATTGAGAACCTTCTGAGTAAAGGTAACATCCTTGAAGCGGTTAGGAATCATTACAAGATCAGAACCCTCATAAGTACCAACGTTACCGGTATTCATTACAGACTCTTTCTGCGCAGGAGCCGCAAAAGCACCATCCTGAAGAGCGTTGATCTTGGAAAGACCAGTATGAACACCCATAATCATTACATCAGCACTGCCATTTGCGTCAGATACATTTGCAACGATCTCATCAAAAGCGTCTTTAGTTGTAGCATCCAACTTACCAGTTCCAGTGAACTGAGCAGCAGGAGCGACCTTATTAGGAAGGTCATTGATTGCATTCATGACATCTGCCTGAGCCTGGCGAATAAATGCGTCAGCAACAGCAGTAATGTACTTCTCCCAATCAATATCGCCCTGGAGATATCTGTTGATATCAGCGCCAACCTTTACTACATAAAGCATGGTAGGAACAGGAATAACCTCGCCCTCTCCAAGCTGCTGTAAGATGTGGTCATGATGGCTTACACCGCCCTTTGCTACAGAAAGAATAGTATCCTTCTCGATAACAAAGTCCTGACGGTCTCCATCAGCAAGATTGTGACGATCTACCAAATCAGAGAACCATCCATTCTCCTCAAATCTGGTATCAATTCTCTCATCAACAGTGTCCTCGATAATGTCATACCAAACACGACCATTATCGCGAATAGCGCGACGAACTTCCTTCTTATTCTTAATGTCTGTGATGCCGAATACATGACGGGAGAACTCCAAAATCTTAGCGTTAGCTTCAGACTTGGAAATAACCTTGCCGCTCTCAGCGTCAAATAACTCGCGACCGCAAGCTAAATCAGACATAAGATTTAACATAGATTCAGAATCAGTGTTGCAATCTGTGAATAACTTCTTTACATTTTCGCTAAAAACCTTAATTGCCATAATCTACAAACCTCCTTTCTTAAATTTCGTACTTCTTAGTTGTAGCGTTATAGGTTACAGCAGTGTTAGCCGCAGGAGTACCAGTGATACCCTCAGCAGAAACAGCAATTACGTCGCCAACAATCAATGTTGCACCCTGTACAACATCACCATCGGCGTTGTAGAATAACTTCTCATCACGAAGCTCACGCTCTGTATATGGAGAAGTAGCAGAATTGTATACATACAATGTCTCTCCATCACCAAGAGCAGTAACCTCGATGTACCACTTGCCATCAGCGGCCTGCTCGTTAATTCGTCCAGCAAATCCTGTTGGAACAGCAGCCTCAGCGTACTGATCGAAACTTACATAAGCGCCACGACCGATCAAATTACCATTGTCGTGGTCAGCAGATAATACCATGTTATAAACGTGTCCATACTGGCCCATCATAGAAGCAACCTTGCTAGGGAAGGATGCAGCATGAGTACCCTTATTAATATCAAGTGCCATAATATTTTTTCCTTTCTTATAATTGTTTTTTGATAAAAAATAAGAGCTATTCGCTCTTTACAAACATTGCTCCGTAACGACCCTTGCCTCTATTGTTAGACTTGCTTTCAATAGGCAACTTCTTTGCGGAAATCTTTTTCTCAACAGCGGCAAAGTTCAAACCTGTCTTTGCGGCATTAAGCAACATTGTGTTCAACTTCTCCGTGATTTCGTCCTTAGACAAATCGAAGTGATTTTCACGCTTTTGCAATTCTGCAAAATCAACAGTACCAGCAATACCGGCCCACTCATCAGATTCGAAAATCTGCATCTTCTCAGGCTCTTCGTGATACTTCTTTAATTCCTCGGAGATAGAAGAGTAGTTTGCACGCATCTCCTCGATTGCAGTGTTCTCCTCGTCTGTAACAAGGATTGCATTCATATGAACGCGGTCACCAACAAAAGATACTACGTTGTCATTCTTCTCATAACCCTGCTTCCAATACTGGCCGCAGAAGAATCCACAATAAATAAAGTAGTCGTCATATGTTTCAACGATTCCATACCATTCATTGTCTTCTTCCTCGACAGTACGCAAAAGAGCATAGAGAGCGCTTCTTACGTCCTCCTGAGACAATTCAAAGACTTTCTTGAAATTCTCTGTTGGCTCTTCAGAAGTTCCTTCCGGCTCTGTGTTGACTTCAGGATCTACAACCGGCTCTGGCTCATTCTCAGGATCGGATTCTCCGAATAATTCCTCAAACTTCGCCTCTAATTCCTCGTCGGACATCTCAGAGTAATCAAAAGTGATATCCTCAGCCGTCTTGGAATACTTAGCCAGTAATTCTTCAAACTTAGTCATCGGCGGTTCCTCCTTTCCTGAATTATTGTTTATATTGAAAACTTGTAACTGCTCATTTAAAGCATCAAGTTTCTCAATTAACTCTTTTGTAAAAACGGTGTTTTTCTGAAAGTCAGATAGCTTAATATTTGATCCGGCCATTCCAGGATTTATATCATCGCCATCATCAGTTTTGCCAAGAATTGTAACTCCGGCAAAATAGAAATCCTCAATAACAAGAACCTTTTCTTTCGCATCAAAAGACATTGCGCGAATATCTAATTCGACTGATACATCAGCCTCGCCACCGAGTCTTTCAAGAATCTGCGGGGCTTTACTATATGTCTCATACAGAAAACCGTCTACTTCGACATAAGTCTTGTCTTTCTCTTCGTCATATACGAGTTTGATATTGTTCTCGGACGGAACATTACCAACCGGGATCTCGTCATATACAACTTCACCATCTTCCATATGCATATCGTGACCACCAAACTCATACTCATCGTCAACCTTATGAATACGAGCAAGAATCGGGCGATTTGCGAAAGATGGAAGAGCGGCATTCATTACATCTTCAGCAATAAGGCTCTTATTGAGATTCTTCTCCGTATGGCAAGCCTGTAAATGAACACGACGCAATCCTTCTTCATCTGGATTTTGCTCTGCAAAGTTCATCTTTCCTTTGACCTGAACAGCAACACAATTTCCATCATCTTTGGCATTAAAATGTCTGGAATACTTTGCATTGTTTGCGTAAAAATCATACAGGTCATCCAAAGTTAGAAACTTTATTCCCAAGCTCAAACTCCTCCTTTCCTAAATTTTTGCAAAAAAATAAGACCTATGCGGCCTCACTTGGAGGTTGATTAGGTAATTTCTCAACCTTCGACATAATCATTTCACCAGCACCATTACCGCCTAACTTACGATAAGGTTCATAGAGGTATTTCTTTAAATCAACAAGCTCTTCCACTTCGATATAGCCCTGTCTTAAATACATTTCACATGTATTCATCAACTGAATATATCCAAGTCCAAGCAGCATCTCTCTTTCAACAGAATTCTTGTTTAAAAAGTATTGGACTAACTGCCATAGTCCGGTAGAGCCAAATATTCCACCGACAATAGCAATAACTACTTCTTGTGACATATGAATGATGTTCTCCTTTCTTAATAATTTTCTCATTGATTTATTTCTAGTATCAAATAAATAACAAGTCTGTCTCATCAATAAATCTCTTGTCTTCCTTTGACAAAGTGTCTTCCCCATCATTAATAAAGGTGAACCATCTAGTATCATTGTTCTCCAACTCTGTGTATCCAGCGTCTCTTAATTTCTGAGCAATTGACTTAGATTGTGTTCTAATAAATTTACTTCCCATAACCTTTTACCTCATTAAGCATTTCTGCTCCGTTCTCCACTGTCGGATATTTCTCCGTCATCAACAGTAGGTCTGCCAGTGGCCTCCGATTCTCCGCTTTGTGTAAACGAAGAAGAGAGCGGATTAACCATTATTCCCGGCAACTTTAATACTTCTTGCTCAAAATGGAGCATTGCCATCGTTTCCTTCTCAGAAACTCCGACCGCCGTATTATATGCAAGACGATCAGCAAAACTATACTGGCAAGCCTTAAGCAACCGTTCAGCCAAATCCTCTCTGGTATAGACACTTTCGTTAAAATATGTGACCTTACATGGATTAGACACATTGTAAGAAAGCATTCTATTCGTAAATCCTTGAATTTGTCCAAGGAGAGAAGAGATAGCAAAGTTAGTTTCTTCTCGCAACCAGGCCGAAAATGCCACACTTGAATTGATTTTTGAAGAATTCAATACGGCTCCACCACCGCTCAATGTGAAAAATGTATCCTGCGTCTTCAGCAAATAATTCAAATCATTATCTGCGGAAACAGAAGAGAAGTCGATAACATTCTCCTTCTTTAGTTCCCCAGGAACTACCGCAGAACTAACATAGTCCGGCAATACTTCCTTTAATATCTCGTGATAAGCAATGAGCATATCTGGACTTACCTTAAAATCATCCGGCCCATCAGCATTATTCCTTGTCTCCATTGGGAGGACTAGAAGTTTACGAATCAAAGACTCGTTGAGCAATGCTTGTATGTCCTCCATATCAGACATGCCAGCCAACTGCTGAAGCAGTGGAGCAATAGGAGGAATAATATAATTCAAGTCCGAAGAATTGAACTTAAAGCAAGCACAATACTCATCCGGCATAGCAATCCACTTTTCACCAGTTCTCTTATACTCGTTATACATAGATGTAAGCGGTTCGCCCAACCATTCAAGCATTTCTTGTCTGTTTGAATTGCTCCACTTAGACATATCTACAGCATAAGCCATGTCTTGTGTTGAATATCGCCCAATCAGTTTACATTCGGAAGGCTCCATAATGTAGAAAAACGCTCCGGTATCATCATGAAAGAAGATAGCGTAGCATACATCATACAAATAGCAATTGAGCGCAACCTCTTTGAAATTGTTTTGAAGATCATAACGTTCCAGTTCATCGAGCGTGTTCTGAAATGATTTCAAAAGCTTTGAATCATTACTGCTCTTAACAAGAGACACATTTGGAGTTACCTTTCGGCAATCCAATATCCACATACCGGCATACCAATTCACAATGCGATACAATGCCTGTGACCGATAATAGTAATACCGAGCAGCCTTCCTTAAGTTCTCTTCGTTATTAGCCGGACGCTGAATATAGTTCCTAATTGACTCACGAGTATATGCCGCGATATTAGAACTAGTTTTCTTTGACGGATTATATAATTGCTTTGCCGCCTCTTTGGCCTTCTCATACATCTGCCGCTTTTCATCGACAGTTAATTGTGGGGCGCTAGGTTTTGCACTAGCCGTATTTTTTCTTCTTTGTGCCACTATCTAGCACCACCTTTCTTCATTGTTTTTTTGAGTTTATCAAGCAAATCATCGTTACTGGACTTTGGTTTTTTGAGAATAAGTTTGCGCCTCTCTTGTGCCAAGGCATAAGAACCAAGAGCAAGAGTGTCAATTTTGTTACTTTTTATTATGCGTATTTAAAATAATATCCATGAAATCTCTGATTCTTCTTTATACTTGTAACAATATTTCCGATGTGACTCTTTGGTTGTCCCATATAAATAACCGCATCTGTCACAGATTCAAAAGAAAGAATCACAGGACCATCTTTCGTTTTATGCATTGTCACCGGTTTCTTTTCACGTGAAGGCTTTGGTTCGTAATGATTAATGGCTCCAAAATATCCATCTGAAAAATCATAATCTTCATATGCCCACACACAATTCTTATAAACTTTTCGTGTACAGTTCTTTTTACAGATTGCCGATACTGGCTTTATATCGTAGCCAGCATTCTTTAAATCATAGTATGTATACCATTTCTTTATAAGGTTAAAGTTTAAATCATATTGGCAAATAATTGGATCATCATGATGTCTTACATTTGAAAAATATTTATCCCAAGAAAAATCATTTGACTCATATTCATCCTTATATACCCAATAAGAATCCTTATACGGTGTCATTTTATCCAAAATTGTATGTTCACATCGTAATAATATACATTCCTTTGTATAATTCATTTCTTTATCAATGTGACTTACTCCACCAATCCATTCTTTTACAAAATTAAAATCTAAATCAAATTGCAAAACAATTTTTGGCTTCTGGATTCTTCTCATTTTGTTAATTTCATCACCGGTATGGATATAGCCTCTAATACCTTTTCCACCAAGATCAAGATTATATCCATTATTTTTTGAGTTATAATATAATATCCAGAAATTTTCATATATATCCAACTCATTCAAGCCACATTTTTCAACGATGAAAAAATCAAAAGAACATTCTCCGTATTTATTCCATGCATTCTGTAGACGTTTATTATGATGACAGTTATTTTTTAATGCATTTCTATGTGCCGTCCATCTGCTATAAATGTTTCCGGATTGACCAATGTATATTTTCCCATTAATCTTATTCCTTATCCCATATATTCCTGATATTATTTTCCTCATCAAAATACTCCTTTCAAAAGGAGTATAAGAATACAGCTTATACTCATTGACAAAACCGAATAACAGTCGGAAGTCAATTTTACATAATAAAAGACCACGGTTCTTCCAAGAGTGTCTTTACACTCGACCATGGTTCTCGTATTTCATTATTTGGTTATAGTACGAGTTCAGACTATCGCTTCACCATAAAATATGGTGCCCATTCACTTAGTCGTTGCAGCTACCATTACGCTTGCTGTGGGTTGCCTACCTCTAGGTTTTCCCAATTAATCAGAACGGGTTTTCTTATAATAGCTTATATTTTTCACTATTAAGTGCCCTACGCATTTTAAGGCACGATCATCATGCATCTTATTCGCTTTGTCCGCAGTCAATTCAAAAGAATCTTTACCAGAATCTCTTTTTTTTCGAACCATATTAACAATCTCTTCCTTAAGAGCATCTATTTGAGACAATGCGGATTCTTCCCAAAAATCCAACTTAATCATTTTTGTTTTTACAGATTGAACCTTTGATAGTTCTTCTTGTACTTTTTGATCCAATTCATCGTCAGAAATTTTCTGCTTCTTAAGTCTTGCAACTATTTTCTGTTTTTCTTTATCCAGTAATTCATCGTCCGTATCGAACACCATAAGATACCCTTTATTGTCATACGGAGCTGGGAAATCAATCTTATCCTGATTAACCATCTCAATAAGAGATTCATACATGATAGACTTAAATCCAGACGGAGACATCAAATGCACCTTATCTACTGCATTCGGGAACTTAGATACATATTCTTTCGAGTACTCCTTATCAATAAGACCTCTATGGTGAGTTCCTGCTTCATCCGTCCAATCAGGCATTAAGTAATCCGCAATATTAACTCCACCACCGCCGGCTCCGGCGTCGATATATATACCGACGATATTTCCATAAGCATCAGCACCACCGTTATAATCACAAATTATCTTCTTGAGAAATTTAATTTGGTCCGGCGTTTGCATAGGAGACTTTAACTTCTTCCCGGCATCAACAAGATTGATTCCGTTTACGATTTTACCTCTGATATCCTCTTTTCCATCAGAGCCAATAATTGTGTATAGCTCTATCACTAAAATAAAACTATTATCTCGCTGACGAGCGGGATCGTAACAAATAATGTACTTCTTATCACCGGTCTCGTTTTCAAGAATTGGCTTATACACTTTTTCATTACGAGTGATCGTTCCTCGCTTAACAATGGCGTCAGCACCGCCATCTGTCGTAAACATGCAATAATATTCCCTCTGCGCCTTAAGCGGATTTGTTCGCATCTCAGATCGAACTGTTTCTCTAGTAAGGAGCGGTGATATGGCCTCTCCTCTTAAGGTTGGAGAGAATGCCAACTCGCAATCTAAGTGTAAACATACGAAATCCGGATTTCCCATTATTTGCTGTTTTGCATAATCTCTATACAACTTATAAAACGGGGTATCCGTGGAAGAAGCAGAAGATATATAGAACAACTGGTTTGGAATATTTGTAGCAAAAGTTCTTTGCCGAATCGGATCAATCGACTTTCCGTCAACCTTACCGGTCTTAAAGCTCTTATTAACTATGGCAAAAGCACTGAAGACCTTCATCATTTCTTCCGAAAGCCAGCCACTCTCGTCGAATATAACAGAACCTCTGTAACCTCTCTTCGAGTCTACATTTGAGTTCAGCGTACTTGTTTGAGAACCATTATACAATTGATAATTAAAACCACTTGGGTTGTGAGAAAAGCCATCTCCAGACGCTGCTTTAACCACAACTTCGTCTTTAAAAAGCTTTCCTGTCGAACCTTCAAATGTATCAATGTTATCATTTGCTAATTTTTCAAGAGTGATAAACGTATTCTGTGCCTGATCTCCAGTACCGGAAGCAATATAAGACCATACGTTACAAAACAATGAATCCTTCGCCATTGTCTCCAAGTCAACAATGGTAGATTTACCAATTCCTCGGCTCGCACATATCAGAATAAACTTTGCTATCCAAGTACGTTGTATTGCTAATGCCTGGGCATCAAGTAACTCGATGTTATACATCAAATCAATCCATCTCAATGGATTACACTGGAAATATCTCTGCATTTCTGCAATCGCTAACAAGGATTCAACTTTTTTAGAGGAGAGAGAGTAGTTGATTGGTTTCACAAATACTCCATACTGCTTATAAAAATCTTTGTCGTATGGCAGATCCATGCCTGTTGGAAATATCATCTTATTCGGATTCGTCATCTTCAAACGCCTCCTCTTCATCGTCGGAGTCTAAATCTGCGAAGACAGAATATAAATCTTTTAGATTTATAAGATTCATATCTATTGGAATATCTTGTTCTTCACAATAATCCTTCAAATCAAGATTCTCTTGAAGTAGAATACGGTTAATTTCCTTATACTGGGCTAATTCACGCTGTAGCTCAACTCGCTTTTCTCGAAGTTCTGCAACCATATCAGACCACTCTGATTCATCTAGTGCTAATTGCTTCATGATTGAAGCATCCGATATTTCTTGCACCTGCTGCATACCTCGGCAAGTGGCTATATCAAATCCGTTTACTTGGGCCTCTCGAAGATTCATGTCTTTAATCTTCTTAATCTTACCCGTCCATGTATTTTCACCTTTGATGGAATTTTTACTATTCTTCAAAGATAGGCAACTTTCTGCGGCCAAATCTTTATTCGAAGAAACCATCCTGGATTTGCTTTCTTGGAGCGACTTAATGGTCGCGGCGTTTCTTTCCAGGTTCGGAATATCTTTCATCAGCCCGGCAATAGTGTCATCGATTTTTGAAATCTGCAAAAATGTACGAGCGATAGTAATAGCAGAAGAGGTGCGAATCATATCCTCGTTCTGTTCCTCACTAGAATCTAACAGACCTAATAATTGAGCATATAAAAAAGGCTGGTCAGTAACAGCCTCTTTCTCGAATGGATCATAATCAAGAAGACGAATAACATCTTCTTTGTTTTTTAAATAACTATCGTAAGTGTCTTGGCCTTTGTGTTCGTCTAAAAACTCATCAAGGTTTTCCTTATCGCGTTGTTTACGATATTGGGATTTTTTCTTAATGTGATCCGAATCTTCATAAGTCATACCGTTGTATTGGCCCATCTGAATATTCTTAATGTAGGCAGCCCAAACATTCGACTTGACATTGCCAGAGTTTAAGTTTTCTGTTTCTTGCACACTGGCATCCCAGACAGTTTCAAGATACGGCTTATTCAACAGTTTTAACGCTCTCTGAACAGTCTCCTTTGTTGGCTCTCCATCTTCGCCAACGGCAACCTTGCCAATACACTGTTTACACACATTTACCTTTCCGGTATGGTTGTCCGGATCAGTGCTGACATAAAAATTATCCCCGGCCTTCAACGTGTCGCAAAGAACGCATCGAATTCCAGTATCTATTATTTTTCTAAACTTTTCATTTTCTTCCCTGATGAGAGCAATTGGCTTGCGCCCAGTAGGGGTTCTTTTTTCAGCCATAAAATCACCTATACCTTTTATCTCTTTAATTCCTTCGGACGGATTTGAACCGTCGTCCTTCCACGAATGGATGCTCTACCATACCGAGCTACGAAGGAAACCCTATATCTTATAAGGAGGCCAAATGGCAACTCAGTCCATGAGCTGCTTCTCGGAATTCAGCCCATAAACTGTAGCCTCAATCAATGCGTTCAATTGCTCCTGAGAAATCTTAATTCCCTTCGCTTGCAACTGAGCTTGTACAAATTCGAGAACCATTGTCTTCTTCTTCAGACCGGCACCTTCCTCGGCAGTTATCTGTTCTACATAACGAACAGCGTCGTCAACAACATCAACAATCCATGCATACTCGCTATTGCCAATTTCTCTCCGGATCAACGGAATGAGATAACGGGTAATGAGCATACTGCAAACAATCAATACTAGTTTTAGTAGTTCAAATAATAAATCATCCATAAATCTTGTACCTCCCTTACTTATGGCAAATCGCCAACTCTTCACTAGGGATTATTAGAAAATGTCACAAACCCCAATATATAGGGGTTTCTTTAACTTTGTTCACTATTTGATGTGCCAAAAAATCGCCATTTTTTATCGAAAATTTGTTTGTGAAACAAAAAAAGAGACGAATCAATTACAATTCGTCTCTCGTCGTAATTCGCGTTATACCTTATCGGAACCACACACGTTCTTTGAGAACACCTTCAGCAATGCCTCCGGGTTGACTGTGTATAAGACCTTCATGAGTCTGGCCTTATTTTTATCCAACAAAGTATCAAGCCGATGATTGTTCGTTGTCTGCGGCGAACAAATGAAAGCTCTGTTAACCAGCCACGACATCAATCCAACATATTTACTCGGCATAACCATTCCTTGAATATCCTTAACGAGACTATCAAAGTCCTTCCGGAGCAGGAACAAATCCTGAATATCTGAATCCTCTGATATCATAAAGTTTGAAAAATCAATCGCGTACTCTTGGATCATTTTCTCAATCTTCTTCGACTTTTTGCGATCATCCATCTGATACTTTACAAAAAAGTCCGATACCGGAAGAGTAGGAAGCTCACTATGATATTCCGCAATATTAACTTTGCTTAAATAATTCATAGGACAGGAGAGTGAACGGTTCACTTTATATTCCTTGATGCGTTCTCCGTTTTTAACTCTGGTTATTACCGGCCGGAATGATGGTTTAATTATCTTCCAGAATTCCGGATATTTATTTTCTTTGATATTGGCATCTGCTTTGATGCGCTTAATCTCTTCCGTTAAGTCAACATCAAATTTGCGTTTTGCATTATCAATAGCACATTGAGCCAAAACGCTTAGAATGCTTACGTAATCCTGATATTTTCTGTCGTCAAAATTATAAGAATAACTCAAAATAAGCTGTGCCAAATTGCTAGATTCACCGATTGCCAATTGAGCCGCCGCTAAACTATTGTCGGCAACCGCAAAGTCTTTTAAGGTTGAATCATATATATTCTTTTCTTTTGGAATGTTATTAACAATCGTCGGGAATTTCTCATAACAATATTTTGCATGAGCAACTATACCGCTATGATTTGTCACGAAGCCCGAATCCGAGTCAAAATCGCAGCCATTTGCACGATCTTGCATATCAGTGTGCAATACATTTACGGCAACAATAAGTTTTCCAAATTCAAAATATCTTTGCCAATATGGATGACTTCGATTGTTATGCAAGTACACCATATTTCCCTGAGAATTGTATGGGCTACGCATAAATGCCAGGTATTCTCCGTCTTCAAACCGCTCCGTATAGCACTGGATAGTTCCATCTTCATGTACGAGCGTCGGATCATCCTCAACGTTCTCTCCAACAGAATGGAGCAACATCGCATATGGGCTACCGACGATGGTAAGATTATCTGCATTCTGCAAAATATGTCCGGAACGAATATCTTGCGTGTACTCATAGACAATTCTGTTTTTACGATTCCGGAAATATTCGCACTGTTCAAACGTGTGATCTTGCTCGTAAAGTGCTACCAAAACGTCAAAATCATTAGCAAAATTAGCATTTTTCTTCAGATAATCGATAAAAACGTTCGTATTTTTCTTCATAGACTCAATATATTCAATACTAGGTCTACAAACGTCTGCCATTACCTCTTCAGAAAGTGCATTGACCATCTGATAACTCATACGCTGTACATCTCCGAATTTGCTCGGATGAGCTGTCTTTACGACACCCCACAAACAGCCATTTTTATGCACCCACTCACTCCAATACTCATAAGTAATCCCATCAAATTTGAGCCACTTAATAGCATTATTAGTTGTTATTAACTTGATATTCTTCGCTAGATGTGTGTTCCCCCACATATCGGTCACGACGGCTTCATCATACTTGTCTCCAAAGTAGTCTTTGAAGAATTGTTGGATATTCGTTGCAAATGCTGCACACTTTGTAAAGTGTTGTCTCAAGAGCACGTACCCATTCCCGTAATCCGGGAAAATTGAAAGGTCAATCAACGCCTGGCCATCAAACAGTTCATTCGTAACAGTGTAATTATCCTTTTCAACCGCAACACAATGCTTGTGCTCATCAAGCTCTACACTGATTACCTTGGTAACGAACTCGCTCTTAATATCATTCAGGACCAAAACGTCTTCCGGATTGATTTGGATTCGGTCGATAATTGTACTTGTTACCAGGGAAGAGTAGGCGCCGATCTCAACGATAGGGGCATTCTTCTTCGGTAGCTTAATTCCCATGTATAAAAATTCGCGCGCTTTCTTGTATAGCCCCTGCCGAATAAACATGCACGTTCCCTTTTTAGCCTTACCAGGTGTGCGATATAGCATCACATAATGCACCTTCTTCGATTTGCCGCCTTCTTTAAACACGATGTCAAGGCCATTCACGTAAAACTCTTCTCGGATCTCATCTGCGGACTTCTTAACGAACTTGTCTCGATTATCCTCAGTGAAAGAAGAGAGCTGTTCAAAGTAATCCAGAGCTTCGGAAGAAGTGTCTTCCTTTGTTTTTAGTTTTTCTAAATGCTCCAGTTCTTCATCTGCCGAACGAGAGCCATAATCAAATTCAACACCAATCACATCTCTCGTATATCCATTCTTGCTCACCTTCAATCCGTTCTGTGACAAGAAATCCAAGAACAAACTATTTGTAAGCATTGCGCGGTGATAATGGTAATTATTCCGAGCCCCATTCATCACGGCATAAACAGATCCAGCTTGGTAGTTATAAATATTCAATCCGTATTCACTTATCGCCATTCTGTTACCTCCAAGTCGTCGGTGCTTTTCCGCTTACAACAGCGTTCACAGACTATATCCCCGCCAACATCATAGTAATCATCAAAGTCAAAAAGATTGCCGCCACAATAATCGCATGGGCGAAATGGATTTTTATTCGTTTCCGCTAAATATTTATTCAGCAGAAAGTCATTATGTTTTTGCGCCATGGAATCTACATCGTACATATTAGACCTCCCCTCCGAAATAAAAAGATAGGAGAGTATGGAAAACTAGAAAACTCATACTCTCCGTCACTTGAAGGCCCATAAAAGATTGATTCCGCAAGTCTTGCTAATTCGCATTACTCAGTTGCTTTCGCTCGCCGCTTCACTTGCAAACCAATGAAAAGTGTCCTTCGTGTCATATTTTCTTAACTGGGGTAGCAGGATTCGAACCCGCGAATGTGAGAATCAAAATCTCATGTGTTTCCGCTTCACCATACCCCAATATTGCGATGGATAGTGTAAGAATAAGGAGAACTCACGATTTTTCAGTTACTTTCTAACTAAAAACATTATTCACAGTTCCGCCATCGCAATGTTTTACGAGAGAGTATTTTTATACAACGTTAGGAGATTATAGCTACAAAAGACAATAATTGGTGCGCCTCTCTCGCAAAACGGACTCAGTAGGACTCGAACCTACAACAACTCGGTTAACAGCCGAGTGCTCTACCATTGAGCTATGAGTCCATAGTGGCGGTCGAAAAAATAGGATAACTGCGCGTCAACATGCGCCACCGCCACAATAAAGGATTCTCTCTAAAGTTCACCCGCACCAGTTCACTCATTGTGTTACTCGACTGCCAACGGCTCATCGCTCCCTGCTACATAGTTATGAAAGTCTAATCCCGTGTTATTCTTTCAAAGTTTATTGTTTGTAATAATCCAAAAACGCCTTAAATTTCTCAAGCGCTTTATCTTGATTCTTATTTGGCTTGTCACTCTTTTTGGAGTAGTTCAAATGCTTTTCAAACAAATGAGCCACTTCCTTGCTTGCATTTTTATATCCCTGTTCCAAGCCGTCTCGATAGCCTTTTGCCGGACGAAACTCGTTGATTTTCTCTTTCCCTTCACCTTGGCCACCTGCGGTCTTGTTATATCTCGCCTGATAGCCCCTCTTGGTGCATTCAAGAATCCAATACTTTTCTTTCTCATCAAGCTCGGAAAGAGAGTAACGCTTAAAATGCAACCGCCATCCAAAGGGATTCTCTTCTGAATACCAACCACGCTTTTTAAGGGACAAGTCTATGTGTTGATACCCGGTCATATGAGTCGCCATCCGCGTCAGCAACTTCTTTGCCTGGCCAACATAAAAATACTTAATTCCATCCTCATCCTCGCGAGTTAGGAAGTAGATGCCCGGTCCATCATCAATATCGGGGCATATCTGTTTGATTTGTTCTTTGTATCGCTGTTGTATGGCAAATACTTGCTTGTAATTCTTATAAGCCATATGTATAGCCCCTCCCTTAATTTAGTAATGGATCTTCTTGGGTTCGAACCAAGGACCGCCCGGTTATGAGCCGGGTGCTGCTAACCAGCTGAGCTAAAGATCCATTTGCGAAGCCTACCCACTTCTCCGCTGTGCGAAATCATCATGACAAATACCGTCCAACAACCACCGTGCGGTATCCGCAGAACCAACAGTCCACGGACCGCCTCGCACCCCATTTCAAATCGGCCACTAAAGCAGGCCCTCTCTTTGATAAATCAATTAGATGCCTTTGTCTCGAACAAACTCTCAGCGTTACGCATGGAAGAGTGCAGCCTACACCTGCCGGCATCAGCAACATGAAAGAGAAGTATAACCTCCAAAACAGGAGAGGGATACCAAATTAAAAATCGCGAACCCATATTGTTAGGCCGTTCATTACGCCTCTTTTTTCGTTTTTGAAGCCCTCGTATTCAAGCACATCCATTTCCGAATCATACGAGTCACCGTCCAAAGGTGTAATTTTCTCGCCGTCCCAATCAAAAACTCCGGCGAAAATATCATCGTCTTCATCTTCTAAAACTAAACGAACTTCAACACGATCAAAGCCTTGTCCTTTGAACTGCTCGCAAAATTTCATAGACTACCTCCCAGTACTGCCGAATCCGTTGTCTCCGCGCTCTGTTTCGGCCTCAAAATGGTCAACCTGCACGAAACTCAGGAGCTCCACCTTCTGAAACACAATCTGCGCAATCTTATCACCGGCCTCGAAGATATGCATCTGACCGCCGTGATTAAAAAGCTTGATGCGAACCGAGCCCGTATAACCTGCATCAACAGTTCCATCAGTCGTTATATCATTTTTACACATCAGTCCAGATTTGCTTTTTACAAATCCAACCATACCATCTGGAATTTCAAAATGAACACCAGTATCTATTGTTACTGAGTCATGCGCCCACAAAACAACTCGCTCTGGTGTATATAGATCCGCCCCGGCATCACTCCAATGTGCTCGGGTCGGCATAATTGCGTTTTCGTCAAGAATTACATTCATATACCGTTTCCCTCCATTCCCCTTTTGTGAGAGAAGAGGGCAGCACACCGGCCGCCCAATAGACTAGAGAAAGCGCCAAGGGGAGTTACGCTTTAACTCTATACGTTATGATATACCACTTCGAATTATTCTGCAAGTGATTCTTCTAAAAAATCTTGCGGAATTGCCAAGCCAAGTTCAACCTTCTCGCGCTGCACCTCAGTTAATTTAACCGCGCCATCATTTACCGGATATATGTTTTCCGAATGGAGCAGTTCAATAATCTGCTCTGCCTCGGCAGAAGACAAGTCGATCAAGCCTTGCTTGTAAAGATAGTATTTTCTCAGTTCGACACTGTCTGTTTCTGCGCATTTCTGAAGAACGAATGTATTCTTCTTGTTATATTCATTGCTCTGGTTGTATTTTTCACACTCAGAACGCAGACTCCTTATTTCGGCGCGATTATATCTACCAGGATTCTTAATAAACCAGTTGTACTTCACGGAAATTGATCTATTATCCGTTTTATCTGCAAGACCAAGCGTGTCAGCATATGCGTCAATATGTGCTTTATTTTTCTTAAGCCCATATAAATTATTGTATTTAGCACTTTTTGAAGGAACATAGCCTCCGTGTACAAAATATAGTATTCCAATTTCTTCAAGCTGTTTATTATATCGAATAACCGTGCTTTCGGATATTTTTTCTTTTTCAGCAAAATAGCTAATCGGCATATACCCAACAACTTTCTTTTTTCCGCGCACCTCTTTATCTTTGCTCATACTCCTTATAACCTGGTATAAATGCTCAAGTAATGCGGCTTTGTTATTGACCTTTGTTTTCATAAGTAATTCAAAATATTCACAATCCAATAATTCATAATTATCCTTTTGCTCAAAAGCATCTTTTTTGAACTTGAAACAATTTGTCGCCAGTCTTTCACAAGAAGAACAAGATTTTAATTCTCGTCTAATGGAATTAATTTGCTCCTTTGTAGCCGTGTTCCCGTAAATATAGTAAGCCAAAAGTTCCGGAGTTAATAAAATCTCGTCAAATGGTGAATAGCGGCATAAATACTGGGCTTGCATGGTCACTACCGTTCTTTTGGAATAATCTGCAGAGCTCATAATTAACGTCTTTATCATTATTTCAACCTCCCTAATGAAATAAAAAATCAAAAAACTGAATGGTCACTACCTCAAAATTTCAAAAAAGTGACAGACCTATAAACATTAAGACTTAAAATAAACATTAAGACTTAAAGTAATGTCGACCATCAATTCTCTTTCTTTATTTTTCGTTAATTCTAATCTTTAAGTTTTTGGTTGTCAATAATTCAACTCTAGTTGTTAGTGTAAGGTTAAGTTATAAGCTGAAGTGCTAGAAGTAGAGTGTGTATTTCCTCCAGTATTAGTATATCCGGTAGTGTAGGTAGAGGAGTATTGAATTACTATCTCCTTTATTGTTTATAGGCTCGGTTTTTGCTGCGCAATAAACCTTCGCTTTTTTATTCTTTTTCGCGTGCGCTCAAAGAATAAAAGATATAGGGAGAGGTGTTGTGTGAGGATCAGTTATTGAGTGAGTAGGAGTTGTATTTAATATAGCTTCGTATTTGCCTTGTTAATGGCCTCAAAATGTGTTTTGCGAGGAAGTATACCCGCATCGAACTAGAGTTGCTTTAAAGTGGCAAATTCGATGTCTTACGGGTATTTAATTTTTTAGGTTTATTTGGTGTGGTGTGGATTGTAAACCGCCATAGTTAAATGGGTTTACGATGATAGGAGCGATAGGAATATTTATACATAATTTATGCATAATTATGACAAATGCGGTGTTGATCTCGAAATTTCTGGTTAGTGTGTGGAGTAACTAGCCATTAGCCTGGAGTGAAAAGAATCCAGTATTTTCGCTAAAAACAGCCCCCGGTATTCCTCCTCAAAACTTCCAAGAATTACACTTCTTGCAAACATTTTGGTGCCGTGTTATTGTGGCTATGCCACCGAGGCACGGTGGTCGACGGTAGTCGTAACACACAACACAGAAAGTTGAGGTAAATAGTTATGTTGAAGTTTGAAGAAGTTAACAGTGTAGTAAAAGACAATGAGGTATCTATTAACGGTCATGTAATCGGCAAGGTTACTGATGAAGAGGCAAAGTATATTATCTCTCTCATCCAAGGCAAGGCTACTCCTACCAAGCCGGTTGCTACTGCTCCTGCTCAAAGGCCTTCAAAGACGTCAAAACTGCCTACCAGATTCCAGAAGGGGAAAAGGTATAAAGGATTTTTTACGACACCTACTCCCAATGCTATTCTCACCGCA